CGAATGCCGCGGTTGATCAGATCGGCTTCCGTGGATGCCTTCCGCTGCGCCATGAGAGGGTCAAGGCGCTTACGGCCGAGTTCCATTAGGCGGGACTCTGTGGCCTCATTGCTGAGGTTGATAGGCTGCCCAAGAACGCCGCTAAGACGGTCTGTCTGACCGATCGCAAGGTCATTCAGCTTGCCGCCGAGGAGCGTGCTCTGGTTATAGAGCTTCTGTTGCTCGGGAGAGAGCGTCTGCGTAGCCTGATAGCGCGGCGTGCCGTCTTCCCATTTGCCAATCTGGGTATAGGTCAGGTTGCCTTGAGGCGTGACCTGATTGGTGGCATTGAGACCGTACTGAGCAATGGCCGTCTCTTTATTGGACTGGGCCTGTGCTGCTGCGGTTTTCGCTGGATCCGGGGGCTTAGGCGCCGACATGCACGCGTTCCTTCCAATAACCGTTTTGGACGGCCTCATCCCGGAGAAGACTGAACACGATCCCGTCTTCCTTGCCGTAAAACTTACGGGCCACACCTTCGAATTTGAACTTTAGACGCGGGGCCAGCTTGCAGACCCGCTTGTTTGATCGTCTCGTGGTGACAGAAATGCGCTGGCAGCCAAGCTCACCAAACGCCATGTCCCCAATCGCCTGCCAGGCAGAGCGCGAAATGCAGCCCTTGCCGGCCAAGGTCATTTCGACGCCGTGACCGGTGTAATTCGTGAGCAGAACGCCCCCGACGATGCGCCCTTCCCGGCTCAGAATGCCAAGAGCGCGCAAAACATCGATATACTGATCGCCAGTCTGCCCTGAGACAAAGGCGCTCACGATTTCGGGCTCATCGCGCAGAAGCATCATAGATATTCGCCGCTCTCGACGGTCAGATTGAACCCATTCACCTGAAGCGTAATCGGATTGGTCGATTCCGGCTCGAAAACGGCCTCATCGAACAGCGCCACGTCCCAGAGGCTTGCGCTTTGCTCGCCTTGGATATCGACACGAAGATTGATCGCCGCATTCTGCCCAAGTCCGCTGACCGAAAGCCAGTCAATGAGGGTGTTTTGTTCCTGCCCCCAGGGGTCGAGGTTCCAGACCATCTGGTTCCAGAGGCTGGATGACACCGGAACCGTCGTGGTGAGGCTGAGAGGGGCGCCCGTCCTGAAATCAGTATCCAGGCCGATAGACGGAATAACCGCGCCATCGGTGGAAATCAGGGGCTGGATCATCGTCCAACGCTTTTTGACGCCCCTCTGCCCGTAATACTGGAAAGAGGTCTTCATCAGCGCCGTGAAGTTCGACAGATAGTCAGAGCCGGAAGCATCGGCCTCGTAGACAACGCCGTCATTGCCACCGAAAAACAGGCGATCCTCAAACACCGCGAAGGTATTGGCGTTCTGGTTCGTGAACCGGCACCATGCCCCTGTCAGGGTGTTCATCACAAACTGTTGCTGTGTCGTGTTCTCGACGATCGGCACGTTGAGGATTGCCATCGTCCCTTTGGGGTAGCTCACCAGTTCCCAGCCGAAAGAATCCTGGGCTTGCCTTGCTGCGTCGTTCATGGCGCGCTGGATGCGGCCGGTGATCGCCACACGTTCGATTGCGCCACGGTCGAAGGAAATGGCGTTGGAAAGCGGGTAAACCCCGTCAACCGTCACAACAGCGAGGTCTGAGCCTACTTTCCTGAAGCAGCGCCGGCCGAGGGGGGCGCCGAGGTTGAACACCCCGATCAGCGACCAGGTAGCCGCCGTATCCGGGTCTGTGCCGGCATAGACGATGATCTGGCCGCGAGAGGTGACAAACACCGCGTAATCATCGGGCCCGTCGCCAGCATCGCGCGACCATGTTCCCATTGCGACGAGATAGCCACCATGCGACATCAAGCCCCCAAGTTCGAACTCCGTTGCCGCGCCGCCGATCGAGTCGGGGGCGAGATACGCAGCCTTGGTACTGTCGCTGAGGACGAACCAGAGGCGGTTTTTGTGCACGTTGACGTTGACGATATCNCCAGGGGAGATGCCCGTAATAGCAGGCGTGGCCGCAAAAGCCGTNCCGTTATAGACGAACGGATCATCAGCCCCGTTGCAGCACCATGCGAAATGACCGCCTGTCGTNGTGAAATTCACGTACTGAATGCGGCTGTTGGCAAGGCCGGTGATCACCCCATCGGGGGTCGCATCATGGGTATCGGATGCTGTGACCTCGTAAAGCTTGCCGTCTGCCGCTGCGAAAAGCTTGCTGCCAAGAACACCGTTGTAGACGATCAGGGTTTCTACTGGCTCCGTGACAGAGGTCGGCCGGTGAAGCTTGAAGCCCTTTCGGATCTCGACATATTCGGCCTGCGGAAACCAGTTATCGAGCGTGATGGCGCGCTTCGGGGACATCTCAGCCAATGGCGAAGACGTGTCCCACCCCTCCGTGGGCGCAGGGAGAGACACCCCGCGCGACACTCTCTGTCGCTGAGGATTTCGGCGCAGCGCTTGCAGCATTTAGAGGTTCCGCCTAGAATCAGCGAGCGCGGCCAGTGCGTCAACACTGAAACCGCGCTCTAACCACGAACCTTGTCGGAGGCTCAAATGGCTAATCCCAAAATATGTTCTGTCGAAAACTGTGGCAAGCGCCATTACGCGAAGCTGTTTTGCAAAGCTCATTACAATCGCATGCACGCCTACGGTGATCCTCTCGCCGGTGGGACGCCGCCCGGGGAGCCGATAAGGTTCATTGTAGAAGTAGCTCTCAAGCATACCGGCGATGCTTGCCTGACGTGGCCGTACTCCAAGAATGAGGACGGGTATGGACGGTTCAGGATCGACGGCAAAACGGTCCTCGTCTCCCGCTACGTATGCGAACAAGTCAACGGCCCTCCGCCGACACCTAAGCATGAAGCGGCACACTCTTGCGGCAAAGGTCATGAGGGCTGCATCGCTCCGGGTCATCTGTCGTGGAAGACGAAAAAAGAAAACATGGAAGATATGATCGCACACGGGAACAGCACCCGCGGCGAGCGAGGTTGGCACTCAAAACTCACCGAGGAGAAAGTCCTCGAAATCCGCCGCCTTAAAGGAACTATGACGACCGTAGAAATTGGCAAACGGTTTGGCATCACAAATCAGACCGTCAGCGCAATTCATCTCCGCCAATATTGGAAGCACGTCTAAAGGTCACAAGTTCCATGACCCATCGCTGATGCCGGGATACCGCGGGCGCCCGTAATCGACGCGCTGGGCGAAGTTCACCGTCCTCTTCGAACCATCACGCCCGAGAGCCTGTGAAACCTGAAGCTCATAGGTGCGGAATGCTTCTGCGTAGTCGAAGCCCTTGGCCTTGAGAAACCGCCAGATGACGCCGAGCGTGATAAGCTCTTCATCGAGGATCGATGTGTCTGTGTCGGCCGAGAACGCCGTAAGAGGCTGATCGTCGGTGTTCAGAACCCATTCGTTCGAGATGTATTCGAAGGCGTAGATATCGCCGGCAGCCGGAACCGGGATCATGAGGATGGAGCCGCCACGGATGCGGTAACTGTCATACAGCACCGTGGCGAGAATGGATTTCTGCTCCTGCCATTCCTTCGGGCTGAGNGGNCCNACGACCTGGCGCTTCTGCGTNCGGTTGTAGAACGTCTCATTCAGCATGTGNTCGTAGTCGGACGGGACNACGCCCGTTTGCTCTTCCTGCGCAATCGCCGTNAACGTCACCTCTTTCGTGAGTTTTTCCCACGTGCCACGACGCATAAGCTCCTTNCCCTCTTGATTGGCGAGGGCGCGCATNTGGCGGGCGGTTTCNCCAGGATTGGAGAATACACTGGTCCCGCCAAGTGCTACGGCTATGCGNTCCGTGGCGTTGGCGACGATCGTTGCGATTGTCATTCGATGTCATCCGCTTTCGGAGGGCGACCGCGGCGCGGCGCTTCGGGCTTCTCGGTCAGCTCCTTCAGCAGCTCAAGCGCCGCATCCAGTTCTTCCCGCATGCTCTTGTTTTCCTCGCGCAACTGGGCAACCTCATTGGCGACCGGCGCGGTATTGGCGCGAGCCTCCAGGAAGGCCTTGGCGCGGCCGTGAATTTGACGAATGCCGGGAATGCCCAGCTTGATCAGGTCAGAATCCGACGTATTGATCAGGTCTTCGAGGCTGCGGACGTGCCGATCCTTCAGCACCCGCGCCTGTTCAGGAGTGAGACCCGGCCATGCATCTAGGGCGTAGCCGTTTACCGGCGCCTCGGTCTTGGCCTTCCACGCCTCATAATAGGGCTTCAGAGCGCCCCACTTCATGTCATCCCGCATGACGCGGGCAACCTTGTCGCTGGTCTCGCTGCCGTTCTGCGTGCCCTTCTTGACCCAGGTCACCCAGTCAACGCCGCGAAGCTCGTCCTGCCCTTCCACCTGTTCGTAGTCGGTCCAGAACTTCAGCGGGTAGATATGCGCGAGACGCGCGGTTTCATCGACGATTTCCATTTCCATTCTCCGATTGTGGGCGCCCGATAGGCGTTGCCGTCAAAAGAAAGAGGCGCCCCGAAGAGCGCCCCTCATGTTTCCCGTTACGGGCAGGTCACAAAGACGATCTTTGCCGATGCATCGACTGCAATGGCGCAGATGTGGTCAGTGACGAGCGCCGAAACGTCCAGCGTGCCATCGGTCGCGCCGACAGGGGTCAGAGCGTTGCCGTCTGCGCCTGCGGTCAGAGCGGTGGTGAGCGTGGCTGGGCCGCGGGTCTGGATCCAGCAATATTCGCCATCGCCGGGAGCCGACATCAGCACGCCAG